ACGCTCGTTTAAAACTTCTGCTAGCCACTCCCTTGTGGATAAACGTCCGTTCCGACTCTGTATCTTCTTTTTGTCCTTCGACAAAAAGTTTTCCATACTCCGTGAAAACATAAACCTCTCCTTTCTTGAATCCCGCCAGTGCAATTTCCAAGTGAGATTCCACATTATTTATTTGCACCAAGTTATACGGAGGGTAGTTTGTTGTAGTTTCATGAAGGTTAAACAGACGATCAAAGTACTCGTCCATTCCAATGCTGTTTTTTGTAATCTTATCCATTAAAGCAGGAAGATCCGCAGCACTATATCTTGCGATGTTCATTATGGTAGCTCCTTAAAAAAGCGAGTTTGTGTTGTGTGGACCCTTACGGCATCCATTACTAATTATACAAGATACGAAAAAAAGAGGAGGGGTAAAAACCCAACCTCTTTTTAGGGTGTTCCGACTTTTGTAGAGTGCCGCACGAATGGCACAAGATTATTTATTCTGCTTCTGCAGTTTTACCCTTCTTACCAATATTGTATTTCTGTTCCAGAATCCAGTCACCTTTGTCCTTATATGCAAGAACTTTAATTTGATTAAGAGGAGCAATATCAGTTACAGCATCTTCCTTAACGACCGTAATTAGTCCCCAATCTGCAAGAAGACGAACAATACGATTACGTCTTTGAACATCATTCACTGTTAGATTAGCGTGTTTACCATCAAGGGCAAACAGTTCCTTAAAGTGAACGATAAAGTATCTACCCTGCTTATGTAGAATATGGCAGGATTGATAGAGTTTTTTCTCCTTTCTTGATGCAACTCCAATGCGAGTCAAAGTTTCACGAACTTTCAGAAAGTCATCAGGTTCATTAAGAATTACCTCTACCATTTGGTCTTGCGACCATTGAACAGTAGGTTCTACCGTAGTAGTCATTTTTTTCCTCCAATATCAAGTCGTTGTTTAATGAAAGTAAGTTGTTCTTTTGTCAGGATTTTCAGTGCTTGGGATGCTTTTTCATTACTATAACCATAGTATGATTTAATACATTCTAAGTCGTTGACTTTATCCTTACGGAGCCAGGGAGAAAATCTCTTCCGTTTCCTAAGAGTATTTAGATAAAACGAATATTGCATATCTTTATCAAGTTGATGATGAATATTCATTTCATTTGCATACATCACACAATCAATATGTCCCGACAGACAACGGTTGATAATGTAGGGTGGATATTCCTTAATATTCTCCGATAGATCTTCTTTTGTAAGATTAATCGAGTTTAACCAATCCTTCAGTTCCATAGTTCATCAATAACAATTCTTTTCTTGTTTTTTGTTCTCGCATGTATTCACCAACGGAACGCATAGTATAAGTTAGATCAAACTCAGCAACATTCCAATTATTGAATCTATCCTTTACCAACTGGTCAGAGTTATAACTAATCAATTGATGCATAGAACACTTATCACAGTCACTAGCAAACCTATCGTGATCAAATCCTTTGTGCATTGATCCTTTGTTCCCATAGAGATTATCCTTAATATCATAAGGAGGATCAAGATACAAAAAAGTATCAGGTGCTTCATCCATCAGATAATCGTAGGAGTAATTAGTTATACGCCAATTTGCAATCAGTGCAGAATACGAAGGCAACTTTTCAATCCCTCGCAAACTGAAATTGGAATTGGATGCTTGCTGCGAAAAGGATGAGATTTCTGTGAGACCACTGAAACTGCACTTATTGACAACATAGAAAGCCACAGCACGATCAATGCTTGACAAACTTTGGTCATTGATCTTCTCCTTGGAGGAAAGGAATAAATCTTTCGCTAACTCTGGAGTATTATTTGCTGTCTTTAAATCTACTAGTTTGTCCTTAAGGTCAGTTCCAAACATCTGGAGTTGTTGCCAGAAGTTTACAAGAGGTTCATATAAATCATTCACCCAAATATTTAACGTGGGATACTTCTTGGTGACATAAATCGCAACACTTCCTCCTCCAAGAAAGGGTTCACGAAACTCTCTGTAATCACGAAGATCTGGAAAGTAAGGTCCCATCTTCTCACAAGCACGGGACTTTCCTCCAGGATATCTAAGCGGCGTCTTAAGAGATTTCATTCAAACTCTCCAGTTTTATTTTCCCTTTGCACTGGTGGATATGGGTCATAAGAAGGATCGACTTCACAAGACACACGAATATCAGTGCTCTTGGTTGCTTCTGCCATCTCACGATAACCAGTTCCAACATAGATTTGACCACCCACTACGGCAACCGCCATAGCACCCCAGAAGATGTAATACCACTTAGATTTTACTTGATGTCTCATTTGAATTCACACTCCACTCTATTTTCAAATCGTTGGATTTCATTTGATTTAAAAGACGATCCATATAGTTTACCACATTTGAAATCAACTTTTCTAACGCGATCAATCTGACCATTTGGTAAATTTCTATTGCTAACGGGAAACTTCAATATATCCTTTTTCCAAGCAATAGCAAACTTAGTTAGATCGTTATTAAACCAAACCATACCAAATTGAGGATATTTTGTAAGATACTTTGATTTTCTATCAAGGAAACTTAAGCACCTCCAGTTAGAAGGCCAATCATCTTTCCACGTTTTACACCTCTCAAGATCAAAAGCACATCCAAGTTGACCGTTATGATATACACCAATATCTACACCATATTGACCAAATGGTTTTTCAACAATTTGATATTCGTCAGAATATTTGCTACGAAGAAATTTTACAAATACTTTGCTTTCATTTGTATCATCAAAGGAATCATTCCGATCATCAAATGTTCCGTATTCAAGAATAGTGTCCTTAGTAATATTCTTCATTTGAACTCACACTCCACCATTATTTCAGTTAATGCTGCTAGGAGGTTAATCTCTTGATCAGCCACGAACGCACATTGGTATTGATACTTAGCAATAACAAGAACGGCAGCAGGAATAGACTGGGGTAAAAGGCAATCATAAGCGGAGTCATAAACCCTGCGAAGAAGACTAGAAGCATCGTTGTCCAGGTTGGAGACCACCCACTTACGAACTTCTGGGAAGTTTTTTTCTTTGAGATATTTGATGAGATCATTTACCTTTACATCACTAAATGTTGCAAGAATGCCCGAATTGATTTCTCCTCCCGACGAATAGCGTTGGCACTCATTGAGGACTCGTCGCCAATCGGGGAAGTGTTTGTTAATAAGTTCAAGTAGAACTTTGTTCTCAAACTTGATACCTTCCTTTTGAAGGATGTCTTGAAGTCGTCCATAAAAACCTGCAGCAAGGTTAGCTTTCTCCTTCCCTTTGATATTGAAGTCCACCACAGCACATCGGGAGTGGAGAGGTTCAATGATTTTGTTTTTATAGTTGCAGGTGAAGATAAAACGACAGTTATTACTAAACTCCTCAATAGACGCCCGTAGGAGGAGTTGTACGTCGTTGGTTGTGTTATCTGCCTCATCAATGATGATGACTTTGTGTTTAGCAGTTGACGAAAGTGAGACGGTCGAAGCGAAGTTCTTCGCAGTGTTTCTGACAGTATCAAGGAATCTACCTTCATCGGATCCATTGATGACATATACATCTACTCCTAGTTCATTGCAAAGTGCTTTTGCTACGGTTGTCTTACCACACCCAGCAGGACCAGCAAGAAGCAAGTTGGGAACCTCTCCTTTATCCAGGAAATCTTTAAAAGTTTGTTTGGTTGCATCAGGAAGAATGCAATCATCAATAGTCTTGGGGCGATAACGTTCTACCCACAAAAATTCATTACGACTCATAATCAAATCCAATCAGGTTTTTTCAAATAAGAACTAGGGACAATCTCCCACCATTCTTTCCCATCAAAAATATACACCTTATGTGTATGCTTGTCAAGAAAAAAATCACCTTTTTGATAGTTCATATCCATTCAGGTTTTCGTTCTGGCATACGAAGATAATTAGATGCAACCCAAGGTTTGGATGCGATATACATCTTGTAAGCAGTAAAAGTGTCAATGCTTGTGTCAAGCTTATACTCATCTGGCATAGCACGGGCAAATGGAGTTACTTCGGTAATCTTTCCTCTAGGAAACAAGTAGAAAGCATCTACAAGTGTCTTATAGCAGGAATGAACTTTATTATACCGTAAAGTGTATTCATCGCACAAATTAAGTCCATGTTTAATTAACCAATAAGCATTATGGATATTTTCCATCGCCCATTTGGTGCAAGGATGATTGCGGAATGCTCCTTTATCGGTCTTATAAGGAGTATGATCAGTTTTATACAAGGGTCCATAACTATGTCCCCATTTATCAGATGCTACAATAGAAAGCATTTGACAGCATTCTAAGGGCATTTTAACAATATGCTTGTCTGGGAGGCAGATAGCACTCTCAGCAGGCCAAGGAGAAGTCACAAAGATGTTCATTGTATAAACTTCATAATGTAGTTCGCACCCCATTGTAAATGTTCTGGAGCAATCTCAGTGATATGCTGTGACAAAACTTTTTGTGCTTCTATGATTCTTTCTTTACCAAGAACATTATACATGATGATTGAGATCCTCATGAACTCATCAAAGTCCTCTTCATTTGTTTTACCACTCAAGTACAATTCTCGAATGTATTCAAACATATCTCTGAAATCATCACCAAATACAATAGTTGTTTCTCCAAGAGGAATTCTACCTCTTTTGATACATCCCATGCTGAACTTCATTGCCCGTCTAGTATCTTCAATTGGTAGAGCGTAATCTGCTTGATCACGGTAAGCATATTGAATAATACCATTACTACATTCAATCACACGGAGAAGAGCAAGATTATTTTTTTGCTCTTCGGTAAGTGCTTCAAATGTTTCTTTCCAATTTTTCATCCGAAAGTAGAATCAGGTTCCAGAGCAATATAATAGCAAAGGTCATGGTTCTTAGAAGTGAATCGTGACAGAAGTTTTTGAGATACAACTACTTCATAAGTTCCAGGAAGAACCTTGATATTCTCAACCTTGAAGTTGAAAACAAACTCAGAATCAGTTTCACCAACAACGATTGCAAAATCATTAGAAGTATCGTTCTTTTTATCACGAACAACCAGTTTTACAACACCTGCTTCACCAACGGCGGAAATATCAGGAAGTTGATACACTGCTGCTGCTTTTAGAAGCTTGTCCAGTTGCTCAGTGCTCAGTTCAAAACAAACATCCTCACTCGGAAGAACAATGTCCTTTTCAGGAGGAGTAATGATTACACTCGGATCAGCAAAGAAATACTTTGAACGCATTTTACCTTCACGGATAACAACATATCCATCATTAACAAAATCCAGTTCAGGACTTTGATGCAGACCAAGACCATTCAGAAATTGATTAAGGTCGTAGATACCAAAATCTTTAGGAAGTTCTTCAGTAATAGTTGCTTCAGCAAGAATATTCTTCATCACACTAATAGTGCGAAGTTTGTTTCCTTCACGGAAAAGAATAGATTGGTTAATAGAAGAAAAGTTCTTGAGAACAGAAAGAGTTTTATCAGAAAGTTTCATAATCAATAAGGAAAGTCAGAGGTAGTGTTTTTGTGAAGACCAGCGAAGTGGTACAGAAGAATACAATAATGGATTGCTTTCAGAATGTCCATCTTGGATTTACCATTCTTCTTACCAAAGCGAGAGAGATACTTGATGGCATTTGAGCGAGTAAATGCTTCAGAATCTCCAATACTTTCAATCAAATCCAATGTTTGAGTTTTAGATTGTTCGGAAGTATAGTGGGAATGATAAGTACTGGAAAGATATTGCTCAACCTCCTTCAAAGTTTTGTCTTCTTCGTATTTCCAGAATCCATTCTTATTTGTATCTTCAGTCATATTCAAATTAAAAGTGATTGTGTCGGGAGAATAATTATTATCAAAGTAAGAAAATGGAACAGATTGTGCTGCGTAAATAAAATCTTGAGCACCACTGAGAGAAATAGTATCAGTTCCTTCACCACCAAAAATTATAGTGTTCTCCCAATTAGTAGGAAGTGAACTTTCATAAGTGCTCTCAAAGTTTTCAGACATTGTATTTCATAGTAAAGAACAAAGAAAGGAGGCACATTGACCTCCTTATATTCTATCAAACGGAATGATATGTGTCAACGGATTCTGTAGAAGGCATTTGGAAATCAGCATCCACTTTATCATACAATTCCAGGAAAGCTTGCTTGGTTTCGTCATCAAAACGATTCACGCAAACTTGGATTGCCTTTGCTTTATCTTGGAAGATGCTGTAAGCACGGATGATATGTACAAGACGGCGGGTGCTGATGATTTCCTCAATACCACCATCATAGAAGGTCTTGCGGATGATATCACCCCAATCCACCAAACGCTTACAGAAATCACGATCTTCCACACCCAGATCCAGAGAAACACCTTCAAGGATCTTCTGCTCAATGCTAGGAGCAGGATAGGACTGCTCAAAGGTCACAGGGAAACGCTCAAGGAATGCTTCGTTGAGAATATTAGTGCCGATGAAGCGTCCATCATCAGAACCCTTACCCTTAGTGTTTGCGGTAGCAATCACATTGAAACCAGCGGCAGGTTTCACCCAACGACCAATCTTTTTCAGGAAGACACCTTTACCCTCTAGAATGGACTGAAGGCAGAGGATCTTGTTAGATGCGAGGTCGATCTCATCAAGGAGAAGGATTGCTCCTCGCTCAAGTGCTTCAATGACGGGACCGTTATGCCATGCAGTGTTCCCATCAATAAGCCTAAAACCACCGATAAGGTCATCTTCATCAGTTTCAATCGTAATATTTACACGAATCAATTCACGCTTAAGTTGAGCACACGCTTGCTCCACAGAAAACGTTTTACCATTACCCGACAGACCCGTAATGAACGTAGGGTAAAAGAGACGGGACTGGATAATTTTTTTAATATCCGAAAAGTTACCAAACTTGACGAAGGTATCATCTTTATCAGGAATGAGATTTTGTTCGATAGGAGGAACCACAGCAGGTGCTTGGAAGGTACGTTCGATCTCTTGAACTTTTTGTTGCGTCACTTCAAGATTCCATTTACCACGACCAACTTTAAACTGATCAAGTTTCTTAGTAACGGTTTGATAGTTAGCATCGTTCAGATTACACCAGGCACGAATATCAGCCCCAGTGACGCTATTGCCATACAGGTTTTGAAGGGAAGTGCGGATGTAGTCGGAGGAGAGTGCCATTCGTTTGTTTCGTTTCAACCTAGTCATTATAAACGAAAAAGGGGGTCATAAAGACCCCCTGTGGTCAGTTTGCCAACTGGTTCTTGAGTTTCTCAAGGTACTCTTCACTTGCAATATGACCAGTATAACCAGGGTAATACTTATTAACCAAAGCAGGAATACCCATAGCAGTGATACTACTATTGCACTTAATCCATACCTCTTTAGTATCGTATTTTACTACATGTTCAAAAGGGAATTTTTGTTTCATGCTACCAAGGAAATAAATTCACCAAGAACTTTTTTATTTAGTTTTTTAGTTTTAAGTGATTTAACAAAAGCAGATTTAATTTGAGATTTGGTTGCGTCCTCAGCAACTTCAAACTCAGATTCTTGAGAAAGTGCAGTTGCAGACAACCCAAAGTATGCATCATATCCAGAGTTAGTAATAGTAAAACTCCTCATCTTTTTCCAGTCATTTTGGATTTTATCATACTGCTTATCTCCAAGTTGATGATAAAGATTAATAAACCGATTTGCATTACGTCCATCAAGAACACGAATACCAATAAAGTTTGTAGAGGAGAACTTATCTTTCAGATTTTTGAGAAGAGAATCAGTAAATGCATGATACCCATAATCAATCTTGTAAGTTGTTCCAAGTTTGCGATCACGAAGGAAAGTGTTATTTGGATTAATATAACCACTACCAAGGTAAGGTTGAGTTTCCCACCGACGATTTACTTCACGATGATAAGTAAGTTGATTTGCTTCACCATCAGTCAAAACAATACATTGAACTTTCTGAAGTTTATTCTCCTTTTGAAACTTGGGAAGAATCTGATGAAGAGAAATCAGTGCTTCATTCAGAGGAGTTCCAGACAAACTCAAACGAGAAGGATAGGTATAATAAGAATGATAGGTATTTTTAAAGTAAGCAGCAAGACGCCAAATATTAATCATTTGTTTCTCAAGTTCTTTACCAGATACTTTGCTGGTAAGAATATTCATCATGGAGAAAGTTTCATCTACAATCAAAAGGTTTTCTTTCTTTTCATAATGAGGAGTGCGATCTGCTGCAATATGCTTTCCAAGATCGTAATCATACTCACCACGACGCCATTCCGAAGTAAAAGCATAAACCTCAAAAGGAATAGATACCTTCTTACAGAACCACACAAGATTGAAGAGTTGCTTGCAAGTATCAAGCATCACATCAGCCATAGAACCACTCCAGTCCAATACAAACACCAGGCCATGATTCTTACCATCAGGAATCACAGAGATTTTCTTAAACAGATCCTCGTTATACTTATAGGTATGAAGACGAGTAGTATCAAGAACACCAGTGCGAGCAGTTGATGCACGAGCATACTGATCTGCTGCTTTGCGACACTCAAACTCTTTCACAAGATAGTTAACTTCCTTCTGTGCAGAAAACTTAAACTGTTTAAACTCAGAATCAACTACTTGATAAAGATTTATTGACGGGAAACCTTTTTCTTCAGCACACTCATTATGAAGTTTTTGTTGATGTTCAAAAGAGTTATTGATTTCTTTATGAACCTCAGAGTTTTTACCAACAATAGTATCAAGATTTACCTGAGGAACTTCAACATAAGTATTCTCATATCCTTCGTTATTTACAAGATCACGAATCTTTTCTTCCAAAGAATCAGCAGTGCGAACTTCAGGTTCATCTTTATCACCTGCAGATTTTACTGGAGTTTGATCACCCTGAGCAGTTCCACCATATGATTCTTCGGACTCTTTTTCAGAGGACTTATCACTCTCACCTTCTTGCTCAGAAGAGGAGTCATTGGTCTCCATAATTTCGTTAGCAGGAGATTGTGAATTTCCTTGCTGTTCATGAGCATCAAGATCAGCAACCTTCTGCTGCTGCTCCTTTTCTTGCTTACAATACTTATAAAGTTCTTCAGCGGCAATCAAAACATCTGCAAAAGTTTCAGTTGCAGTAATCAGGTTGATAATTTCCTGCTCTTCTGGTTTAAAGTCAAGAGTCAGAAAGTTACCAACCTTAAAGTAAAGATTTACACGATCTGCAAGATTGAAGGTGGAGATATCATCATCAGCAATTTGAAAGAAATCTTCTTCATTCAGTTCTTTGTATCCATTAAAGAAGGTCTTAGCAAGTCCTGCATATTTACGCTTCATCAGTTTCTCAATACGAGCATCCTCAACGATATTCACAAACTGCGGAGGAACCTTCACCTTTTCCAACCAATCTTCATCAGGAGTGAAGAGAGCATGACCAACTTCATGACCAACCAAAAGGTCATACACAATACTACTTGCCCGTTCCCACAAAGGAAGAGTCAGAACGCGAGTATGAACGTTAAAGCAAGCAGTAGAAACTTGCTTATGCTCTACCACAAGATCTTCAGTAGCCAGCAGTTTGGCAAGTTGCGACTTGATTTCGTGGTTGATTGCCATTTAATTCGTTTCGTATGAGACCATCATACAACGAAAGGTCGCCTTTTGGGCGACCCATGTGACGCTTTTTGAACTGGGCGAGTCGTGCTTTTGCTTGCCTCAGTGCTTGCGGTTTAAGTTTTCGTTTTTGTTCTTTCTTGGAATGATGCTGCCAGTTTGGAGTGTTCATTTGAATAAAACCCACTGATTTTCGTAGAAAAGAATGTTTCCATTTAGTATATCAGATTCTGGTAAGATCTGATTAACTTTATTTAAAATACTTATATTACAGTTCTCACCTATAAGATTAGAAAATCTTAGCACGTCATTCCTTACAGATTCCCAATTCCAGTCATCACCAAATAAAACTCCACCATTTTCCAAAATATCCCAACAAGTTTTCAGTTCAAGAAGTGTTTCATCTGGTTCATGTGCAGAATCAAGATAGATGTAATTTGGTAAAGAAGAAATTCTTTGTTGATCTTTTAATCTCTTTAAAAGTTTAATTCCTACTAATGTAGTACAACTAATTGGTAGTATCTTATTTTCAAACCCAGACCATTTACAATTTGCTATGAATCTTTCAAAAATAGTCGGTTTTCCATTTTCAAGTTTTAAAAATCTCCAAGAATTATTTTCATAATCATTTTTCTCCCAGTCCCACATATTTACATCACCAGTAAAAGGATCAATGCAAACTATTTCAGAATCAAGATTTTTCTTCTGAAGTGTTTCTGCCATGATGATTGCAGATCCACCACACATACTTCCACATTCGACAATATAATTCGGATTTATATTATCAAAAAGAGAATTCAACAATTTCTCTTTAATATTTGTATGCGGATATCCTTTATCAATATTCCAAAAATTATATTGATTATATGGCGATACTCTTGAATATAAAGTTTCTAAAAGTTCATCAATTATCATATTACCATTCTACTAAAACCTTTAACTTTCTCAAACTTTATGACACTTTCAAATCTATCCTCAAGTCCAGTTTTGTGAGAGATAACAAAGATGTTAGCGTCTTTAATCACATAACGAATAATCTTAAGAAACTCTTCTGTTCCAAATCCATCAAGTGAACTATCAAATACCTCATCCATAATCAGAAGATTAGTATTGACTGAGTTCTTCATTCTTGCAACTTCTCTCCAAGTAAACAAAAGTGCAAGGTCAATTCTCATTTTCTCCCCTTCACTAAAAGAAGCATAGGAAAAATCTTCATGAATAGGTGACTGGACGGTTTCGTTAAATTCCTCATCAAGTGTGAAGTTGATATAGAAATCCATCATCTGAAGATAACGGTTAACTTGCTGATTTATCAGCGGTAGATACTTCTTAATGATTTTGGATTTAACTCCACCGTCTTTGAGTAAGCTATACGAAAAATCGTAGTAACTGATTGTGTCTTTTTTAGAAGCGAGTTCGTCGTATGTAGTTTTTAAGTTTTCTTTGAAGGATTCTAACTTCTCATGTTCAGAATTTCGGTTTGCAAGGTTCTCGGTAAGAACTTGAATTTCTGATTCAAGATTTCGGATCTGTCTCCGCAATCCATTAATCTTAATATTGTTTTGAGAAATGCCATTCGTTAATTTTGAAATCTCCTTCGTAAGAGCGGTGAATTGACGCTCTCGCTCCTCTTCCTCTTTAATTGCTTCCTCCAGTTCTTTATAACCAGATTGCAACTCTTTTGCTTTATTTTGAGCGTCTGCAATTCTATTTATTCTGAAGATCTCCTCAATTGATTGTGTGCAGGTAGGACAAACCGTATTCTCAGTGAAGAACTTGTGTTCTTTCGTAATGGTAGATACCTTCTGAGAGACCTTTCCTTTTAATTGACCAAGTTTTTTTAACTTTTCTGCATAACCAACAATACCATCTTGCTCTCTAATTAGTTTGCGAAGAGGTTCTTCTAAAGAAGTATTCTCATTTAAATGCTGTTCGATTTCTTTATCTAAATCAGAAACTTTTTGTTTATTATTTTTTATATCTTCTTTTCCACGATTCTCAAGTTTTTCAATAAAACTTTGTTGCATCTTGACTTTATCAAGAAGAGATTCTTTTTTTAATTCAAATACTTTAATATCTTCTTTTGCTGAACGAATCTTTTCTTTAATAAGAGTATTCATAGAAGAAAAGATTTTGATATCAAGCAAATCCTCAATCACTTCTCTACGGTGAGCAGCAGGAAGTTGCATAAAAGGAACAAAAGTACTGCTACCCAAAATCACAATTTGAGTGAATGACTTATAGTTCATCTTAAGAACATTCTGCTCTAACCATTTTTGTTGATCAAGTGCAGCAGCAGATTGGTCCAATGCAGCCCCGTTTCTCCAAATTTCAAAAATTGCAGGTTTGATTCCCCTAACTACTTTCCACTCAGTATTGCCAATAGAAAACTCAACCTCAACTCTACAATCCTTTTCATTTACAGAATTGATAAGTTGAGGTTTATTAATTTTACGAAATGGTTTTCCAAACAAAGAAAACGTAAGAGCATCCAGAACAGTGGATTTTCCAGCACCATTAGTTCCGATGATTAAATTTGTTTTGTTTTTTGTAAAATCAACTTCCGTTTCATGCTGTCCGGTAGAAAGAAAATTTTTCCATTTAATAGTTTTAAATAAAATCATGGTCAGTATCTGGAGGAATCACAATGTCATTTGGTGTAATTATACTATATTGATATCCATGCATCTCGCAGGTTTTTAGCATTACCTCATCGTCAATTTCTATGACATGCATTTCAGGATATCCATCTTCTTCTAACATCATAGCATATCTAATTGCATCATCTTCTTCTTCAAAGAGATAAAGGATTTGTTCCCCATTATCATCTTTTACAGAATATGCACCTTCTTCTTCTCTACCATGAATTGTTAGAATAAACATATCATATTAGTTCACATGCCTCTTGATATATTTCTCGAATCATTTTTTGAACGATTGATTTATCAAGACTTACTTCTGCCTCCTCAATATATCTATTCAAGATAGAAAGGGTATCTTCAGACTCAAATGCTTCAAAATCTTCAGATTCTTGTATTTGAAAGTTCTCAACAATTTTAAGTTCAGCAACTCCGGAAGAATAAAGTTTATCTACAAATTTCTCAAACTTTTTAGTATCAGATTTTTTACGAACAATAATTTTTACAATTTTATTTTCATATTCTCTGGTATCAAATGTTTGATAATTTGTATCTTCGTAGTAGATGTTATAAAACAAACGAAAAGGGTTATTAACAGGTTCATGAGTTACTGACTCAGTATCAAAGATATGAAATCCTCTAGTGTCTCCAACGTCTGTCCAGAACATCTCATAAGGATTTCCTAGATAGAAGACCGTTCCGTTATTCGATCTAGTGTGATAGTGTCCCGAGAAGACATGACTGAACTTCTCAAATAGTTTGCTTTCCAAACCGTGCTCCATGACGATCTGTTTATTAACTCTAAATCCTTGGAGTTCAAGGTGCCCCATCGCACACTTGCAAGATGTCTTTTCAATAAGTTTAAGAGTATTTGCTTCATTTTCTTGATTAATCCACGGAATAAAAAGTACTTTAAGTTTATCTAGTAAAACCTCAGTGGGTTCGGAATATACAGTTACGTTATCATATTCACGTAACAGTAAATCAACAGCATTGACTTGATTGGTGTTTTTGTAATATGCAGTATGATTACCAACAATAGTATGAACATTTACTCCCATTTCTTGGAGACGGTCATAATAATTATTTTTAGCCCAAGATAGAGCAGAGAAATCAATTCCCTTACGACTATCAAAAGTATCCCCCATATCTACAATAGTAGTAATCCCGTGCTCTTTGAGTGCAGGAAAAAATACATCGTTGTAGAACTTTAAAAAATAATCATGAAACAATTTTGAATTTTTACGAGCACCAAAGTGTTGGTCGGTGATAATAGCAACTTTCATTCAATACCGCAGTTTACTGTGAACTCCGTCTTTAATAGAATTATAGTCGGAATAGTTCCCACCGTCAATAGTGTTATCATCAGCAAATACTTCAGAAAATCCAGAACGCTCAAGGATTTTGTTTTTGATTTCTAATTGACGCTTTTCTCTTTGGATACGACGAAGGAAAGCGTAGTGAATAATCTGAGTGAAATACGCAAACGGGTTTTGTGACTTCTCTGGATTGAAATTGTGAATGTATTGAACGCAGTTCTCAATGCCATCAGAAATCATATCTTCCTTGAACATATAGTTCACGAAATTTGGTTTGAATGATAGGTGATTAGCAATCTTCAGGAAACACTCTCCAATGTAGCGAGGAATGGGTGGTTTTGTATCCCAGGTTGTTGCACGATCTTCTTTTGTTAATTCTCTACCAAACTTTTTAATAAAAGTTATTTCAACGTCCTCACGATACTTAATAATAGCAGCAAGAAACTCTTTATTGTTGACGTAGTGCTCTGACCTCTTTCTCTTGGTCATAACTGCTGTACTTATCATTAGTTTAACTCATAATATGTATGAATTATACCACTTTTAGAAATAGTTGACAAGGTACTCAAAAGTGTGTACAATAACCTTTGTGGAGGTTAAAAAAGATTAGCTTTAGCTACTCTTAAAGATCTTTTCTAATATTTCTTTAGTATCATTAACATTACCGAGATATCCCATTCTACGATTGATTTTAGATTGATTATCATCTTTTGTAGATTGACGAACATAATTTTGATACATTACTATCATTTCTATATCTGAAGATTCAGACATTGTTAAAATATCGTCTATATTTAAAATAAACATATCTTCAGTAGTTGTTTTTAACCAAGGTTCTAGTTTATATCCAACTACTCCTGTTCGTCCTTTTATTTCAGAAACTATAATCGGATTAGTAACTATAAGCAAAGTTCTATCTTCTTCTTCAGAGGCTGCCACTTTGCAAAAGATTTCTTCACCTGTTTTAAGTTTTACTGTTGCATAAAAGTCGTCTTCAATTCCCATTGCTTTTAAGTTGTATAGTGATTATCTCATAATTGAAATTCTCTTCATTATAAGTTTTAATTCTTTCAATTAAATGATTTAAAGTATAGTTTTTTCTTGATTTATATGTACAATCATCAGAGATGTCGTAGAGGACTGCTTTAGTTTTATCCTTTCCTTTTCTAAGTACTCTTCCAATTGATTGTAAATTTCTAATTCTCGATTTACTGGGTGAAGCAAAGATAACATTGTGGAGATTCTTAATATTAATACCAGTAGAAAAAGTTCCATAAGATGCAACAATAATTGCACTATTTTCTCTTTCAGTAATCTCCCTGACTAATTCTCTTTCTTCAGTATCAACTCCACCATGGACAAAAAATACTTTACGATCATCTCGCTTATCAGTATTTATCTTTTCAAAAAGTATTGCACCATGGGATTCTACTCTACTAAAAAGAACAAGTGTGTTTCCTTTTAAGTCAAGTGCAAGGTTTTTAATAAAATTATTTCGTTTTTCATGAGAGATTAAATATTGTATCTCATCTTCATAAGTTTCAAATTTTTGGGGAGAGTGTTTTAAAACTATACATTGAATATCTAATTGTGAAAGATGTCCTTGTCTCATCAATTCATCAGTTTTTGTAACTTTATATGATGGACCAAATAACCCCTCAAGAACCCATTTATGAGTTTGTGTTCCATCTAATGTTCCTGTAAACCCAAAACGATACTTTGCATGATGTAACTTTGTCATAATTTGTATAAGTGATTTGCTCTTGAATAAATGAGCTTCATCACCTATAATACATCCATAGTCCTCAAAGAATGAACGTTCTAGTTTATATACAGATTGCCACGTTGTAATAGTTACAGGATATTCATTAGTTTTTTCCCTACCAGAATAGATACGGTGACAGTATGAGTCAGCATCCCAACCATAATCAAGGAAATCCTTGTACATCTGCTCTACAAGAGATGTCGTTGGAACAACTAGAAGAATTTTTTCGCCTTTATCCACATAGTATCTTACGAGGGAATAGATCATTAATGATTTGCCGCTCGCTGTGGGGCTTATCAATAGTTTTCTATTATGCTTTAGGGCACCATATACTCCCTCAATCTGGTACTTCCTGGGAGTATGAGCACAAATGGAATGCATATAATCCTTAACACCTTCATATGAGATTTGTTCATTCTCTTCATATGGGGTTCCATAGAATTTATTCTCTTCAAATTTATAAGAATATCCGTATTGGTTGCAAAAATTGACAATCTTATCTAGCAGACCAACATAAATCTGCTTAGATCTCATATCATACAAATGAATTTCCCCGTTCCAATTCCTTCCACGGTACTGGGGCATAAACTTTGCATTTGGAACCTCAAACTTGAAATGGTCTCTTAGTTCATATTCAATATGAGGTTCAGTGTTGATTTTTAAAAATACTTCGTTTGATTTAGATATAACAAGATCTGTTGTATTCACGATGTCTCATGCATCTGTGAATATTTATTTACCCTAGTCCAGCGTTAAATCGCATAAACTCAATAGCATTTTTGATTTGATATGTGCGATTAGTTATTTGCTTAAGAATACTCTCAATATAAACTAACATTGTGTCATAATAATCAATCTTCAAACAAATCGTAGAAAGTTTTTCATCTGCATCAAGATACTTTTGCATCGTATCTTTATCACGAATTTTTTTGGGGAATGGGTTCTCTACATAAGCATCTGGATCTGCTTTTCCACTAAAATATTCATAACGTTCATGACGAATATTTTTTCTCTGCTGCTCTGCTTTTTTTCTCATCAAAAAGATGGTATTATATAGTTCAAAATACTTCGCGTGAAGTGAGGGGATGTTTGTTGATTCTGTATGGAGATTATCCATATCAATTTTTGCATCCTTTTCCCACATCTCTTGAAGTTTATCAAGATCGATCATAAAGGAGTTCCGCCAAGAGTAGTTATATCGTAAATAGTATACTTGAAACTTACGTCTGCTGTAAAGTATTGAATATCCGTGTCAGTAGCATCAAACGTAATTGTTGATAATGAATATGGAAATAAGTCTTTGAAATTTACATTAAACTTTGCAACTAAGTTACTGCTTAATATTTGCAAAGTCCCATCTGAATAAATGTTGTCTCCACTATTATTAAATCCACCTGGAAGAACAGCATTTGATTCTAAATCACGAAACTCTTGCATACTCTCTGGATAACCAAGACCACGAATCCATCTCTGGATTTCCATATAGTTTTCTAAATTTTCATCAACCAAAAATCTGAGATTAAGATCTCCAAATTGGATCTTATCTCCTGGGGTGTCAATATCTTTCAACCAAGAAGTTTGTACTGCAACTCCAAGATTTAAATCTGGAATATTTGCTTGATTGCAAAAGAAAGCAACTTTAGGACTTCTTTTTAAACTGAATTTAAATCCAGTTGGAGAAAGAAAATTTCTATTTTCAATTTGGGATGACATAATCACTCACTTATGACAGTTGCATTAGTCCATCCACCATTAGTTCCTTCTGGATTATTCATTAAAGAAGTTGGATCTTCATCAAAAACTAATCTATCTTCATAAACATCAGACCATCTGTTACTACCTTTATAGTAAACTGTGATTTCACTATTGACAGTGCTTGGTTTTTTAATGTGGTATGACATTATTTTTATATGAGTTTTAAGTATTTAGATAAAAAAAGAGGGTCCGATTGGACCCTCCAGTTAACTCTTGTGAGTATAGATCACATGAGGTTCTTAACAGCAACACGTCTGTAGTAACGGTTCTGGTTGACCATGAGACGACCACCGCCAGCGGTTGTTCCTTCTGCGAATGGGTTAGCAACAAGACCGTAGCGGGTCTTAAAGCCAATCTTAGGCTGGAAGGAGTTCTCACCAACGGCACGAACCATTTGGAGAGGAACGTATGGGCAATAGAACAGACCTGCGTCATAAGGTGAAGAACCCTTATAACCAACAACGTAGTACTGGTTACCAGGAGTTGCGTTACCTGAGGTCAGGTTAGCAGCATAAGGATCGATATAAACACGATACTTACCTTGCAGAACACCAGCGAAGGTGTTACCAGTGTCATCAACGTTCAGGTTAGCGTTGAGTGCAGGGGTGTAGTCGAGAACACCAGCCATGGTCAGTGCTGAAGCAACGTCAGCAGAGCACAGGATGATGTTGCCCTTTCCGCGACGAGTTCTTT